TGGCGGCGGAATCACAATCGGGTGCGTCGGCTGTCCCGGATCCGGATTCGGGATCTCGATGGGGTGTGACGGCACGCCCGGCTCCGGCGGGGGGTACACAATCGGGTGTGACGGTTCGCCGGCGCCGGGGTCGCCGCCGCCGAGTAGCCGGATAATCGCGAGCTGAGCATTCATGGGATCGGTCTCCTTCACGCGTGATCGCGATGCCTGCGTTAGAACCGCACGCGCATCGCGAAGGCGCGCGGTCCGGTCTCCACAATCTGCACCTGGTCGCCGCCGATGATCATCAGCGTGCCGCCGGCCGCGAGCATCCCGGTACCCAGCCACAGCAGTCCGCTGTTGAATTTGCAATCGGCGACCGGGAGGCGCGTGGTGTTGATGTCCGTCCCGCACGGCGCCAGGTCGCGCCCGAGCCGGGTGTTCGCATCTTCGAGCGACAGATCGGATTGCTGCGCCCAGGTGACCGCCGCGACGATCGAGAGGGCGCCGCCCGACGCGAGCGCCACGCCCGACCAGAACATGACGGGCGAGCGCATCTCCGTGCGATACGTCGTCACGGGCGCCGGCGCCTGGCCGTACTGCTTGACTGCCGTCGCGATCGGGCCGTCCTGAGCCGCGGCGGCCGTCGGGATTATTAGAATGATTAGAATGATCAGCCCGGCACCCTTCATGGCACATCTCCACTGGCCGCGACCTCGAGCGCGAAGCCGGTCGCGTGCGCTTCACGGAAGAGCAGCCCATTGACGAAGATCTGCACGACCAGCGTGCCCTCGTCGTTCTGATCGATCGGCGTGTCGGCCTGCAGATAGACGAACGGATGCAGGTCCGGCGTCCGGTACGTGATCGACCAGGGCAAATCGGTCGTGACCTGCGTCGTCCCCTGCGACGAGCTGAAGTACGTGATGTGCACGTTGCGGACGTGTGTGCCGGTCACGCGGTAGTCGACACGGACCTCGGACGGCTCCGCCGGCGGCGGCGTCGGGCCAGTCGGCGGATCGCGAAGGCTCGTGCGCCCATTGTCGGAACACGCCAGGAGCGGGACGAGGAGCAGGAGCGCGAGCAGGCGCGTCATGAGGATCTCGCGGGGTGCACAGGGGCGTGGACAAAGAGCGGCGCCTTCGCATGCTTCAGCGCGTCGGCCGCGCGCGTAATGCTCTCGGCGTCAAAGGCGATGTCATACCGGACGCAGAGGTCTTTAAGGGCCTCTTTCAGGTCCGCCTCCGTCTCGAAGCGTTTCCCCTGGCGGACCAGTTCGTAGCCGAGCGGGACGATGGCGTCGTCATTCCAGTCGAGGGATCGCGACGCGCCAGCGTCGCTGCTCTTTCTTACTCCCTGGTCTGGTCTGGTCTGGGTAGTGCACCCCTGTAGGTCCGACGTTTGTCGCCCCTGTAGGTCCGACGTTTGTCCGCTCATCCGTTTCCGCCCGCGCCGCAGTTGGGCGTAGCGCGGCGCGTGATCCCACAGATCGTGGATGGCATACTCGTCGGGCGCCCGCTCGTCGAGAAAGCCCGCGTCGACGAACAACGTGACCAGGACGAGGGGATCGCCGCGCCAATGGACAATGGCGGCGACTTCCGCCGGCCTCCCCACGTAGTCCGACACGGCCGCGTAGCCCGCCGCCCACAGCAGCTCGAGCATGCCGAGGGCGATCGGCGTCGCATCCGTCACCCAGGCCGACGACACCGGCTCATCCAGCGCGGCGAGCGCGCAGACGAGCCGGCGAAACTTCCAATGACCCCCGAGATTGAGGCGCGCCATGCAAATCACCTGGCGCCGACGAGCGCCGCGGCCGACGTGCGTCGCTTCCGATCCTGGTCACGGGACTCAAGCCACTTGTCGACGGCGGCGCGCGCCCAGCGATCGCGCTTATCGAGGGAGGGGAGTCGTTCGGGGAGTTTCCACGGGTCTGTTTTCAGGATCGCGCGCAAGCGGCGGACCGTGGTCCGGAGTTCATCCGCCAGGTCGTGAATGAAGAGAACATCCGGATCGTGCGTGGGCCCGGCGACGACAGGGAGCCCATCGTCCGCGGCGGGCGTGAGGAGATCCGCAACGGTGACCGACAGCGCGCGCGCAATCTTTTCGAGGTTGCGTGTTTGGAGCGCCGGCGGGTCCGTCCGCTCCGCGCGAATGATGGTGGATTCGGTGACGCCCGCGCGTGTTGCAAGATCGAGGCGCGACCATCCAGAAGCCTTACGGAGGAGCGCGACGCGTGACATTGGGCTTTCCGACGGATCGGTCGACCCCATGCTCCCCGCCGTGGTCCCCCTCTGCGAAATGCTCAGGCGATCAAGGCGAAAGGTGCGGCCCTTTCAAGGCGACGATCCGAAAGCGCAAACTACCACACACTCTCGGCAGTGATGTGTGTAAAACGTTGTAACTTCTTACTAGATTGAGCAAAAACGGGTGGATCTAACCTCGTCTCGTTGCACAGAAAAACATGAAATTACGCTTGACCTCATCCGTGGCTGTTTGGGCTACGTCCTGCGCTAGACTGCGCGCAATTTCCCACGGCGCCGTTTCGGCTTCGCCACCTTCGGCATGGACCGCTCAAGGGCGTCGAACGCGCTCGCGACGGTTTCGCTCACGCTCGCCTCGACGTACCGCTCCGTCTGCGCCAGGTTCTTGTGCCCCATCGCAGCGCCCGTCGCCTTGATGTCCTTCGTCTGGCGATACAGCTCCGTCCCGAAGGTATGCCGAAGGTCGTACGGGCGGAGCGGTTCGAGCGCCGTGAGCTTCGCCGCCTTCACCGCGTCGTGAAACATCCGGGCCGCCGGCGCCGAAGTGAACGTGCCCCAGCCCTTGAGCCGGTCGAGGAGCTCGAGCGCCGCGACGGCGCGATCCCCGAGCGGGAGCGTCCGCGCCTTGCCGCCCTTCGCCGTCCGGACGGTCAGTTGCTGTTGCGCCTTGTGCCAGTCCGTCGCCGGGCGGATCCGCATGATCTCGACCGGGCGGAGCCCGAGCACACACATGAGCATGAGCCGGGCCGCGGTTCGTGTTGGTTCGCCGGAGCGGCCGACGTGCCCGAGGATCTCGAGCGCCTGGTCCATGGCAATCCCCCGGACCTCCGGATCGCTCGTCTGGCGGCGCGGGATTAGGCGCGCGGGATTCGGCAATCCGAGCCCGGCATCCATCGTCGTATAGAACCCGATGAAACACGTCCGGATCTTGTGCACCGTGTCCACGGCGAGCGGGCCCGGCGGGACGATGCGGCGGCGGCCGCCGCGGGCTTCGTTCGAAGGGACGCCGGACCGTTCCCACTGCGCGACGAGCTTCGTCCACATCGCCCCGGTAATGAGTTGCCGCGGATAGCGCCCGAGCTCCGTCGTCGCCGCCTGGCGGAGCCACCTGGTAAATTGCGTTTTCGTACACGGATGGAGCGTTGGATCGATCTTCTCCTCGAGATAGAGCTCGACGTCCTGGCGGAAGGTGTTCGCGTCGGCCTGGCGGCGGGCCGCCGTGGTGACGGGATCGGCCGCGGTTGCCCGGGCGCGTTCGGCCTTCGCGGCGGTGAGCTTCTCGACTTGCTCCGTCCGCCAGGCGAGCATCACGTCGATCGGCGTCTCGAGGGAAAAGCGTTTGCGGGCCCGCGGGTACGGGCGTACGTGCACCTCCACCATGTAGCCGCGGCCCCGCTCGCGGTTGATGCCCGTCGGTAGGATTTCACTCACCTTTGCGCTCCTGATGTTGTAGTGCCCACTGCTCCCCGGGGGGAGGAATTCTGGTCCCCATGGGGACCACCCTCCGTCACGACGTGCAATTTCTGGGCGTTTTCTGACAAGGCGCGCATTGTAACTTTTTACTGGTTGGGAGTCTAGCGGCGCTGGAAGTGATGTATATAAAAGAGTTAACTGTGGCGTCCCCGACGGGATTCGAACCCGTGTTTTAGCCTTGAAAGGGCCACGTCCTGCACGGCCTTCCTCAGGGTTTCTGCCACTGGGGACCAGATAGGGGACCGGCGCTTGCGATCGCGGCGGTCCCGGCCCTATGGTGCTGTCATGCGGTACGTCGTGTTTGCGCTCGCCGCGGTCGCCGTCAATGTCCTGCTGTACCGCGGTCGCTTCTGGGAGCGCGATTAGGGGAGCGCGTACGTCAGCGACACGTTGACGTTGAGGTTGTTCGTCACCGCCGGGATCGTCCCCGACCCCGCGACGTTCGGCAGGATCGTCAACAGCCCCCCGGCCGCATTGCTCAGACTGGCACACGTGGCGGTGAGCGTGGCCCCGGGATAGATCGTGGCGAGATAGTTGGCGTTCGCCGCCGCCGGGACGATCGCGGCCGGGAGCGTGAGCCGCACGTACGCCGTCGCGGCCGAGGTGGTACTCCCGGTGATCACGATGTTGAGAAACGCGATCTTCCCGATGGTCGCGTACTGGTAGAAAAACGTGCCGGTGCCGATCGTCCAGGTGCCGGTGCCGGCCGACATGGTAATCGAGCCGATCGCGACGGTGACCCATTGCCCGGCCGGCGTCCACCCGGGCAGCCCGGCGGTGAGCCCGAGCACCGACCCGTCGGCGCCCTTCGGCAACCGCACGAGCTTGCCGGTCGCGTTGACATAGAGCACGTCGCCGGCGACCAGCGCGGCCGGCGTCGTGTCGGGATGCTGCGCGCTCAGGATGCTATGCGGCCCGTTGGCGGCGATCGCCGTGTCCTGGCTCGCATCCTTCCCGTCGAGCGTCGCGAGCGCGCCGTCGACTTTGTCGTAGATGTCGCCTTGCAGGCGCGCGTTGTTGAGAATCGTCCCGGTCATGCCCGAGCCGTCGTCGTCGGTCCACGTCGCGCGGTTGATGGTCGTCATGCTGGTTACTCCGTCGTCGTCGCCGCACGACGGCGGCGTAACAGATCTTCGAACGTAAACCGACGCGAGCTGGCCGTCACGTCGTACACCGGATATTCATCGGTCCCGAGAAAGCCGCTGATCGTGACGTCCTGGATCTCGTACGTGCCATGCACGTCGGTCGGGGCCGGCAAGTCGACCGTGATCGTCGTGCCGCTCCGGGTCCCGGGGTCCCGCGAGCGATAGCGATAGGTTTCCAGAATCGGCCCTTTGAGTTCGAGGAGCGCATCGGCGCGCGCTTGCGCTTCCGCCCGGTTGATGCGCCGATCCTGTTGGTACTCTTCGACGACGCCGTCGCCCCCGAGCAGCGCCTGGAGCGCGTCCTGCGCCGCCGCGTCGTCCACGATCACCAGGAGGTTGACCTCATCGCCCGGGAGGATTTGGTACCGAATGGCCCCGGGGCCGCTGGCCGGAATCCCGAACAGTTGCGGCGCCACGATGATTTCCTGGCCATACCCGATCGAGCTGGTGATCGCGCCGGGCCCGGTCGCGGGGATGCCCGTTAAGGTGGAGGTCGTCGCGCCTTTGTAGCGCAGGATCTGGTTGCCGACGCGCGCCCAGCCGGTCGTCCCGAAGGGCCCCACGCTCGAGACCAGGATGGACGAGGCGCCGGCCAGGATCACGCCCCCGCTGGGATTCAAGCCGGACGTGTCGGCCGTGGGCGGCGCGGCGCCGAGCGAGGCGTCGGGCGTCGTATCGGGGGCCGGGAGCGTGGCGGCCGTATTGTTCGCCAGCGTCGTGAGGAGCTTCAGCGCGGCGCTATTGACGGGGGTCCGATAGACATTCCGCGCGATCGTCCCGGTCGGGCCGACGGCAATCCCACTCAGCGTGACGGCATTGATACTCGTCGTATTGCTCGTCGGCGCCTGGATCCCGTTGGTGTAGTTTTTCAACACGATCCCGATCGGGCCGTAGCCCGGCGGCGGTTGCGTGCTGAACTGCCACGACTGCGCGTAGTAGTACGGGCTGCTCTGGTTGGGATGCGTGATGTACGCATGGACATGCGTCACGAGCGCCGTCTCCGCCGGGGTCGGGGGGGCCCAGACGTCGGCGCTGATCGTCCCATAACTATCGGCCGCATGCGCCGACGACGGGGACACGCTGGTGACCGCCGTCGGCGGCCAGCTCCCGTTATCAATCCCGTACGCATAGACGACGCGATACTGCGCCCCGGGCACCAGATACCCGGCATCGTTCGGGCCGTTGCCGTCGTGGAGGACCGGCGCTTTCGTCGGCGGCGCGATCTGGCCCGTCGTGATCGGCGTGAGGGGCGACGGGATCGTCGCGCCGGCATTGGTGACCCAGGTATACGCGTACTTGTAGGTCCCGGCGGGGAGCCCCGCGCCGGAGGCCGTCTGGACGATCGGCCCGGTGGAGGGCGCGGCGCCCGCCCCGACAAAGGCGCCGCCGCCGCCCGCGACCGTGCCGGTATAGGCCAGCCGTTGCGGGCCGCTCACGACGTACCCGCTGGGCGGATACCACGTGATGTCCTCGACGGGGAGCCGGGTTTCGCCGGGCGCGACCAGCGCGAGGGCGGTCACGCCGCCGCCTTCGACGAGCGCGCGCGTCACGACTTGCGAGAGATCGCGCGTCACCTGGAATTCCTGCAAACTCGGATGCGTCGGCGTGAGCGCGAGGGGCGGCGTGCCTGGCGGGGTGATCCAGAGCCCGATCGCCTTGAAATAATCGCAGCTGGCATACCCGCCGATCCGGGTCGCGAGCTGGGTCAAGGCGTCCATCAGGGGCGTGTTGGTGAAACTGATTTCATCGAGGACCGGCAACCCGGCGGCAATCGCCGTGGTAAAGCCCGCCGGGGCCCAGCTCGCGACCAGATCCGCGGCGATGGCGCTGGCGGATTGGTTGGTGTACTTCGCCACGATGATGCGCCGGTTGAGTTCCCAGGTGTAGTCGATCCCTTCGACTTGCCAGAGCACGTTGCTCGGCTTGGCGGCCACATAGAGCTGCGTCACGCGGAGGATCCGCCCGGCAAACAGCCGGGCCGGATTGTTGGCCGAGCCGTACGCGATGATGAGCTCCGCCCCTTCCAGGGGCCGATCGCCCTGCACCGTGCACGTGCACGTATTCGGGACTTCGTTCAGCTGGTCGTGAATGGTGAGCGAGTCAATCAGGACCCGCTGGGCGGCCGTGGCGCCGGTCACGACGCCCCCGATCACAATGACCGGGATCTTCTGGTTCGGAATGACCGCCGGATCGATGACAAACGGGAGGGCGGCGCTGTCGATCCCGCCCGGGTTGCGGACGAGGACGGGCACCGTCCCCGGGACGGCGCCGCCCAGGTCAATCGACGCCGACAGTTCACTCGCGGAGACGCGCGTCGTCGTCCGCGGCGTGCCATTCCAGACCAGAACGGCGCCGACGCTGAAGGTCGACCCGTAGGCGAACAGCGTAAAGACGGCGCCGCTGGCCTGCTCGGTCGGAAGGATCGAGCTGAGGACCGGCACCGGCGCGGGGTTGAGGACAAACGATTGCGGCGCGCTTTCGGCCAGCGTCGCATTGCGGACGACCACCGGGATCGTCCCGGCGGTTGCGCCGGCCAGGTCGATCGGCGCCGTGAGTTGCGTCGGCGAAATCCGGGTCGTCGGGCGCGCGAGGCCATTCCAGACAATGACGGCGCCAGCGTCGTAGCCACTGCCGGTCGCGGTCAGCGTAAAGGCGGGGTCGGCCAGCGTCGCGCTGGGGGGCGCGATCGTCGTCAGCACCGGCGCCGGCGGCGCCAGAATCGTGAAGGGTTGCGCCGCGCTGAGCGCCAACGTGCCATTGCGGACGGTGATCTGGACGGTGCTGCCCGTGGTCCCCGTCGCCGGGACCGTGACCAGGGCCGTGAGTTGCGTCGCGGAGACGCGCGTCGTCGTGAGGGCGCCGCCGTCCCACAGGAGCACCGCGCCCGGATCGAAATTGCTGCCGGTCGCCGTCAGGGTGAAGGCGGGATCCCCCACGGTCGCGCTCGTCGGCGCCAGCGTCGTGAGCACCGGCGGCGCCGGCGCATTCAGGGTGAACGGTTTCGCCGCGCTGACGACGCCGGACCCGTTGCGCACGACCACTTGAATGGTCGCGCCGGCCCCGGTCGCCCGGACCGTGACCGGCGCCGTGAGTTGGGTCGCCGACACGTGCGTCGTCACGAGCGCCGTGCCGCCAAACAGGATCACCGCGCCCGTGTCGAAATTGCTGCCGGTCGCCGTCAGGGTAAAGGTGGGGTCGCCGACCGTCTTGCTCGTCGGCGCGATCGCCGTGAGGACTGGCGGCGCCGCGGCCGCAATCGTGTACGCCGATCGGCTGGCGCCCGCGCGCGCCTGGCCGGCTCGCGCCCCGGTGACGGCCGGATCGGCGCCGCCAATGCCGAACGGCGTCGGGTCGCCGGGCGTCATAGGCGCGCGCCGGCGCGAGTGAGCTTCGTGAGGAGCGCGTCGCCCACGGTGCGCGCGAGCTGGTCCAGCGCTTGCGGGTTATTGACGATCGGATAGTTCATGACGATCGCGCCGGCCTGGATCACGACGGAGGGCCCGCCCCCATGCGGCGTGATCGTCCCGCCGGCCGACGGCACGAACAGTTCCGGTCCGCGCTCCCCGACCAGATACGTCGAGCCGGCCGACACGGGGCCGCCGGCGGCGCGCGGCTGAATCGTGCCGGTCGACGGGTTGACAAAAAAGCTTTGCCCCAGCGTCCCCCGGGGCACGGACCCCGGGGCGCCATAGGCGTAGTTGATCCAGTCCTGCGTCAGCTGCTGCTGGGCCGAGAGCATGTCCATGTAGGTCGTCCCGGCCGTCTCGAACGTCCCCGATAACGCCTGGACTGCCCCATCGACCTGTTGGACCGCGTCCGTGACTCCGCCCAAGGCCTTTTCCGATTCGCTGTACCAATTCTGCGCGGCGAGATTCGTCTGATCCGCCGCGGCCGCTAATTTATTCAGCGACGCCTTGGTGTACTCGTCCTGGTGTTGCAGCGCGAAGTCATAGGCGGCCGCCGCCCCGGAGGCGATATTTTCATAATGCGTTTTCGTTGCGGCATCGGCGGCGAGGGTTTTTAGCGTCATCGCGTCAGTGCTGTCGGTGAATTTCGCGTTCGCCGCCACTTCCGTCATCACCGCGGCATCAATACTCTTCGCCAGCGCCGTCGCCTGGGCGTCGATCTGGAACATGCCCTTCGACATGCCCTCCATGGCCATCGCGTGTTCCTGTAAGGCCATCTTCTGCGCGCTGATCGCGCCCGTCTGTTTGTCCCACACGCCCGCCGCCTCCGCCTGCGCCGCCGTGACGGCGACCGTCTGGCCTTTCGTCGCCTCGAGCTGCGTGATCAACGCGTCGAGGTTCCCGCGGAAGCCCTGGAGCGTGGCGCTGAACGCCTGACTGGTCGCATCCGTCTCGGCCATGTGATCCCGAAGGCCCTGCGCGGCGCCGGCCGCCCACTCGAGCGCGTCGCCTGCTTCCTGGATCCGCTGTTTCGCGAGTTCGCCGCCGAGGAACGCGATCGGCGTTTGCGTCGCAATCTCGATCTTCTGCAGCAGCTCGTAGAAGTGGAGGAGCCCGAGACTGACCGTATCGGTCACGCCCTGGACGCCGGCGAGGGCGGTCTGGAACAGGTCGATTCCGTCGACGGCGAGACTGAAGCCTTTCGCGACGAGGATCACGGCCTCCGAGACGAGGCGATTGGCCGTCGCGTTCTGGTTCAGTTCGCCCGTGTTCGTGGTCAGCAGCCCCGTGAGGCCGGCGATCGCGGTCCGGACCGTCTCGTTCTGCGTGATCGTGCGGCCGACGGATTCGAGCAGGTTGTCCCAGGCATTCGCCGTCTGGTCGAGCGCCCCCGCATAGGTGCCCGCCATGAGCGCGGCTTGATCGCCAAACCGCGCGGTGATGGCCGCGAGCACCGTGTCGAAGCTGGCCGTCTGGCCTTTCGTCGTCTCGATCTGCACGCCCGCTTTCTGCAGCGCCGTTGTCTGGCCTTCGGCGGCTTTCGCGACCATCGTCGCCGCGGAGGTGAGATCGACCCCGAGCCCCGCGGCGAGATCCGTCGTCGCCTTGAGCGCCCGTTCCATGTCGCGCGGCATGACGCCGCCGATCTGGACGAGGATCTTTTCTGCCGCGACCACGGCATCGTCGGAGTAGCGCGTCGTGAGCTGCAGCGCCGTCGCGTATTCCTGATACGCCGCAATGACGGAGGGGACGGCCGTCCCTTGGGCGCGCAGGGCGCCCTCGAGGCCCGTCTGCGCCTGCTCCGCATCGGAGGCCGACGTGATCGATTCCTTGACGACATCGACCAGGGCCGTAAAGGCCGCGGTGACCGCGCCGATGATGGCTTCGGCCGAGACGTAGGCCGCGACCATGTCCCCCATGGACACGCTGGCGCCCTGGTTCGCGTGCGCGACCTCGTCCGTCGCGTCGGCGAGTTCGTGCATTTGCTCCGGCGCGTCTTTGTCGAGAATCTGGGCGAGTTCGTCTGCCGTCGACCCGGCGACCCCGGCCATGTCGCGGAGCTTCGATTTCGCGAGATCGACGGCGTCGTAAAAGGCGGAGAAGTCGGCGTCGAAGGTGCCAGTGAGGGCCATGGCTCAGTCCCGATCGCGGCGGCGGCTTTCGGCGTTCAAGGTCTCAATCAACACGGCATAGACCTCCTGCGGGAGGGCCAGCAGCTCGTCGTACGTCCACCCCATGACCCGGCAGACGTGAAGATCGCTCACGATCCCGTCGCGCCAACCGTCCTTTTTTTTTCGTCCTCGAGGAGCGCCCGCTCGCGATCCGCATGGGCCTGGATGGCGTCGTGGATTTCGCGGAAGCTCTCCGGATCGAGCGCGAGCAGCGCGGCTTCGACCAGCGAGGCCGGCTGGTCCCGAATCGGGACCCCGGCGCCGCTCTCGTCACAGAGCGACCAGTCGAGCAGATACGCGACCATGGAGGCGAGCCCGGTCGCCTCCGGATCGATCTGGGTTTTCTCGCCCAGCTCCATCCGCTTCACGATCCGCGCGAAGGCGTGGCGTTGCTCGCCGGCGGTCAGGCGTTTTTTGACGAGCAGCCAGTCACCCTGACTGAGATCCAGCTTGGCCGTTTCCGGCCGGACGAATCGGGACATGCGACGACGTCTCCTTCGGGCCGAGCACGGCCGTGACCGCGCCATTGGTGATCGTCAGGGAGCGGACCGGCCAGCGCCAGCTCCCGTGCGGCCGGGGAATGACCAGCGTCAGCGGCGCTTGCCGCGCCGCAACGACGGCACAGGTCTCGACGGCGCCCTCAAAGATCCACGGGCCGGGCGCGGGCGGCGGGGCGACCTGTACCGTCCAGGCGCCCACCGTGACGGCGACCTGATAGCCCCAACAAATCCGCGCGCCGTCGCCCCGCAGGCTCAGCGTATTCACGCATGAATCCCGGCAACCCAGGCCGTGCCGCTCCAGTTCGCCGCGCTCGCATCGGCGAGCGTGACGTACTGCCCCTGGGTCCACGCCGTGTTGGGACTCGCCGTGATGCCCGTCATGGCCGCCAGGTTGGCCGGCGCATCGGCGCCCGCCGGCGTGAAGCTGCCCGGCGCGCCCGCCGTGGCGCCGGTCGCCGTGACGACCGTCCACGTCCGCGTCCACGGCCCGGCGGCGACCCAGTTGCCCGAGACCGTGATCGAGCTGTTGGCGGGACACGAAATACTGGCGTCGACGTACGCCTGGCCGGACCAGTGCTTGCCCGTCACCGTCGAGACGGGGATCAGATCGAGCAACACCGGAACGCCGCCTTCGGCGGCCGCGAACAGGTCGGGCTCGAGGTCATCAAACTGGCCGGCGAGCGTGCCTTTGACGTCGGGCAGGCCCGAGACATACTGCTTATTGGTGTCGCCAAAACAGGTGACATCGGCCTTATCCGTGGCGGCGTCATACGTCCAACTATTGAGGCTCAGCACGACCGTGCCGCCGAGTTTGACCGAGCCCTTTTTGCCGTGATAGCGCATACCGTTCTCCCTCGGTTACGTGAGCCGTGAAACGTCCAGCGAATAATGCCCGCCCCAATGTTGCACGAACTGATCGATGTTGCCCGGGTTCGGTTCCGGCCAGCGCAGACTTTGCTCTTCTCGCACGGGCCGCTGTAACGCATAGCCGGCGATCGTCAGCGTCTCATTGCCGTCGAGCACCGTCCGGATCCGCAGAGCGGCCTCCCGCGCCGCGGTCGCATCCGTGTCCGGCAGCACGGCCGTCACGACGTACGTAAACGTCTCGTCCCCGGCGGGCGAAAACAGATTCGCATGCACGACGTGATCAAACCGATCGACAATCACGCAGGCCGCGGCGCCCGGCCTGGCGACGCCATAGAACACGCCGTCGGGACAGCGCGCCATCAGGGCACTATCCGCCCGCAGGACGGCCATCACGGCCGCGTCCACCGCGCCCGCGTCACTGGCCACGGACTTTCAGGCCTTCCGCTTCGACGACCGGGATCAGATCGTCGAGCAACGCGCGGCGGTCGCGCATCACTTCCGGCACGAACACCTTCGCGGCCGGCATCCGGCCGCGCGCGTACCCGAGCGACGTGTGCCGAAACACGGTGCCGTACTCGTACCAAATCGCCTGCGGCGCATCGTTGATGAGCCGCACCTTGATGCCGGCCGGTGTTTCGACGACCTCCTGGTGCAGACTGTCCCGCAACTGGCCCGACACGACGGGATACGCCGCGCGGATCGTCGCTTCCGCCTGGTCGGCCGTGGCCCGCACCAGCGGCGCGGCCTGGTCGCGCAGCGTCGTCGGCAGCGCCGTCAAGGCGTCCAACTCGTCGTCGAGGCCGTCAATCCGCAAGGTCGCCGGCATCACGCCCCCGTCGCGACCTGATAGTGATGGAGGATCTCGGCCGCGCTCAACGCGCGCGGATAGAGGGCGACGTCATCCAGGGACCCGGGGAAATAGTAGCCGTTGCTCTTGATGTCGTAGCCGATGCCCACGGGATGGGACGTCACCCCCCGCGCTAACGACGGATTCGTGTTATCCAACACGCCATCCAGATAGATCCAGCCGCTGGTGCCATCCGACACGAACACGACATGGTGCCAGTGGCCATCCGTGACCGACCGGTTACTAATCAGCGCGGCCGGGGCGCAGTACACGTAGACTTTGTTCTCACTGACCGCGACGAAGATGGCCGCTTCGGGCGTCAGGTCACGATTCGTGACGATGACCCGAAAGTTGGGGTCATCGACATTGGCGCACGTGATCCACGCTTCGACGGAACAGGTCAGCGGCGCGGTGACGGGGACGGGCGTCGTGACAATCTTGCCGGTCGTCCCGTCGAACGTCATCGCCGGGCCGCTGCCCCCGACCGCCCCCGGTTGATTCAGCGTGACGCCGCCGCCGATCGTCCCGTGGGCGTACCCGACGCTATCGATCGCGATCGTCCCCCCGAGGTCGCCGAGCCGCCAGTAATGGGTCGCGCCATCCTGGACGACCAGGTCGTGGTAGGCCAGGGTCGTCGGCGGCGCCGGCGCGACGGCCGGCGCGCCGAGCTGTTCATGCGCGATCACTTCGTGCTCGATCTGGCGCTCCTCGAGGTCGTGCACGCTTTCGACGTCAAACACCCGATCGCCAAACTGGATCCGCGCCGCGCGGGTGAGCTGCGCGTGATAGCGCCCGCGGAGCACATGCGTCGCCGTCGTGGACAGGAGGCCGCCGCTGAGGCGCTGCAGATCCCGCAAGCTGGCCGCCTGGATGGCGCAGTGCCAGGTCGACGGCGTGAGGGGGACCCATGTCTCGCCCCAGCCGCCATCGGGATCCGGCGTGGGCGGCCCCGGCTGGACCAGCGAGACGAGATGCCGATACTGGCCGACGGGCGTCGTCATGCGATCGCCTGATCCCGATACCGAATGACGAGGTTACTGATCACCCGCCAGACCGTGTCCGGATCCGTGGCCGACGGTTCGTCGCCGCGCTCCGCGTCGTACAGGTACCGGAGCAGGACGAGCATGGCCGCCTGGACCGGCGCCGGCAGCGTTACCGTCGTCCACGGCCAATCCGTTCGGACCTCTCCGGTCCGCGCCGGCTTGAGATAATCGAGGATCGCCGCTTCGGCCTGGTCGAGTTTCAACTGCACATCCGCGTCGTGATCCGTATCCGTGATCCGGAGATGCGTCTTGGCGACGGTGAGATCGATGAGGCCGGCCATGGTACGTCTTGTTACGTCGTGTTACGTCTTGCCGTCGCGCCCATCGCGCCCGCGCTTGACCATCAATTGCCAGCCCGTGGCGCCCTCGCCCGGTTTCCCCGGCGTGCACGCCTTACAGATCCACGTCGAGCCGCCCCAATTCACCAGGTCGCCGGGCTCATAGGTCGCATTGGCGACATAGGTCCCTTGCCACACGGGGAGCCCGGTCAGGACGATCGGGATCGTCTTGGCGGCCGTGCCGTTCGTGAACGTGAGCGCGAGCGTCCGATCGCCCGCGTACGTCGCGCTCAACTGGTCGAACCCGAGCCCGTCCGCGCCGTCCGCGCCGTGTGTCCCAGGCGCGCCGTCCCGACCATCCCGGCCAGGCGGCCCGGGGACGAGCGGCCGCGCCTCAAGGGCGGAGAGCGCGCCTTCAAGACGCGCCAGGTCGGCGCGAACGGGCGCGAGGGCGGCCTTGATCGTCGTCACCACAATTTCCGCGAGGGCCTCAGGCGACATACAGTCCTTCCCGATACGCCGCCGTCCGGATCGCCGTCAACGTCGCGAGCATCTCATCCGGCTCAGGGGGAACTGGCGCCGGCGGGGGCGGCGTGGCGGGTCCGGACGGCGGCGGCGCGGTATCCCGGGCGGCCAGGGCCTCGAGCGAGTAGTACTGTTGTTGCAGGTACGGGGAGTCGCCGCCCGGCACGGGGCCCACGGCGAAGTACTTTTTCCGCGCTTCATTCGGCGACAACGCGCCGGCGCTGATCGCCTCGTGCGCCGCCTTCGTCCGCGTCGCCGTATCCATCCAAATTAAGTCATCGATATCAAATTCGGTGCCGTAGGGGGTGATGAGTTCCAGCCCCTCGTCCAGCGAGACCTCGAGCGCCGTAATCAAACTCTGGAGACATTGCGAGTAGTACTGCTGCACCAGGGGCTCGACGTTCGCGTAGGGCGGCGGCGGCCCAATCTGGACCATGTAGGGCGGGACGTGGTACGCGGAACAAATGGTCTCGGCGGTCCACTTCAATTGATCGATGAGCTGCGCGTCGACAGCCGAGATCGTCATCGGTTCGTACTTCAGCCCATCGCCCAGGACGGCAACCTTGCCGACGTTCTGCCCGCTGAAATTGGTTTCCCAGTACGCCTTGAGGCGCGCGGCGTTCTCGTCGCTGATGGCGCCCGGCGCGATCAGCGTGCCGCCGGGGCGCGAGCCGGTCGCAAAAAACAGATTCGAGCTGGACTGGATCGTGAGCCCCTGCTGCGCGGAGATCCCGCAGGCATAGAGCGGCGTCACCCCGACCAACGGGTGAAAGAGCGCGACCATCAGGTCGTGAATGATTTCACTGGCCGGGACGGTGACCTCGCCCACGCCGGTGAGATCGTCCCGACTGAGCTGGTAGTAGATGCTGCCGTCGGTGGCGAGGAGCGGCGTCACGCGGGTCGGGTCGAGGATGTACAGCGCCTTGACGACGCCCCGCTGGTCGCGTTCCTTCAAGGCAAACGTATTGCCGTGGACGAGTTTCGATGTCATCCACTGCTCGACAAATTTCCCGGTCGTCTGGTAGCGGTTCGGTTTCCGCAGGACGGGCGAGTACGCGGGGTTCGTCGTCTCGGTCCAGATGCCGGCGTCGTCCTGCTGAACCAGGCGGAGGCGGAGCTTGCCGATGTCCGCGCTGATGAGCGTGACGCAGGCAAACACGGCGTAGTAACTGAGCGCCGTGTCCTGCGAGATCTGGACGTTCTGTTGCCAGGCGCCCGTATACGGTTCCCGGACGACCGGGATCCAGCCGCCGCTGCCGCGAGACGCCGCCCCAGAAGGCACGGAGGTCAGCGTCTCGCGGAGCGTGCGCGTGCGGGCAATCGTCAGGCCGAGAAACTCCATCGGCGCCGCTAGGCTTGTTTGCCGCGCGCCGTGCCGCCGTTCTCGGCCGCCGGGCCGCTCGTCCCGGTCGGGGCCGGCCAGGCCGTCGCCGTGAGGTATTTTACGGCGTTGGCGTTCGCTTTCGCCCAGTTGCAGAACCGCTCGGCGCGCAGGCCGACCGAGTTGGTCTGCCAGAGCGAGACATACACGGTCGTCGCATCGGCCGGCGACATGGGCGCGCTGTCCATCTGCAGCGACGCTTCCTGCGAGGCGTCGATTTCGATGCCGCCATCGGCATACAGCACCAGCGAGGGCTGCAGCGCGATCACATTGGCGCCCGCCGCTTGACTCGTGATGAAGGTCAACCCCTTGTAGGTGCCGCCATTGACCGTCACGCCGGGATACTGCGGCGACCCGTCGAGGTTGCTCCGGAACGACAGCGAGAGCGCGTTGGCCGCCGACATGATGAACGTCACGCCGTCAACCGCGATGTTGTTCGTCGCGAAGTGCGAGATCAATCCCATGATGTCCGCCATCGGGTTGGTCGTCGCGGCGGCGGTCGGGGCCCCGTTCGTGATACTCGCGGGATTGACCCCGGCGACCGCGGCCACCGCGGGATCGATGAACTGCGCGTCGAGGAACTGCGCAATGCCCGCGATCATGTCTTTCCGCACGAGATCTTCCGCGCTCGGTTCGGAGAGCATGATCAGCTCTTTGGTGAGCACGATGATGCCCGCCGCCTTGGCCACGCCGAGCGAGGTCGAGGCAAACGCGAGTTTGGTCACCGGCTTGGGTTTCGCCTCGCCGACCCACCCGTAGGTGCCGCCCGCGCTTTGACTGGGCACCTTCGTGTTGAAGGGCACGACCCGCAGGCCGGGCACCTTGCCGAGGATTGTCGCGGGCCGCAGCAGTTCGATGAAGTCCTTCGCGATGTTTTGGTTCACCAACGGCCCCGCCCAGGTCGCGTCGGTTGAAGTGCCTGGCGCGACGGCCGCCTTCAAATACAACGACACTTCCGGCGTCGAGTCGTCCCACCGCTTTGCTGCATAGTCGACGGCGTCGCGGATCTGGCCCGTGCGCTCGAGCAGGCGCGCGCAGGCGGCCCGCACGAAGGCGGTGCCCGGCGGCACATTCGGCTTCACCGAGACGACGGGGTTGTTCCGATTCGTCGCGAAGCTCCGCGCGTCCTGGACCGACGCCATCGAGGTCGGGATCGCGGTCGCGGTCGTGACCTGGAGCCGCTCGAGCTCGCGGAACCGCGTCAGGTGATCGTCGGTACTTTTGACGTCGCGGCTGAGGCTCTCGTATTCGTCCGCCTGCGACGCATCGAGCGTCACGCCGGCCTCGCTCGCGGTGGTCATCAAGGCGACCATCCGCGCGGCCTTCGCGGCACGGCTGGCTTCGAACGCGCTGATCTGTTCAGTAATCGTGGCCATAGGGATCCGGACCTTTGCCCGGTCGTACTGGGACGTGTCCGTGACGCCGGACGAGTGAGGGCCAGACGCGGCCAGGGATTTGACGCTCAGGATCGACGCCTGCACGTTGGCCGGAATCGTCACCAAGCTGAGTTCGAGGATTTCGCTCTGGAGGATCTCGAGGATCCCGTCCCGCGCGCGATCGGCGGTCTTGAGCACGCGCAGGCCGATCGAGACGCCCGTGATCAGCCCGGCTTTGATGGACTGCCAGGCTTCGTCGATCCGATCTTTCAGCGGGCCCGGGTCCGTCAGGACCGGCATCGACGCTTCAAACGCAATCCCGGCCGCGGTCGCGGGGAACAGCGTCACGCGCCCGATGGGGCGTTGCTGGTCGTGATGAAAGAGGAGCGGCAGGGGATTCCGAAACGAGACGCCCGCCGGATCGACGCGCTGGCCTTGACGGTCCAGCTCCGGGGTGGTCGCCAGGCCGGAAAACGTCCGCCGCTCGAGGTCGAGCCCTTTGACGACAAACAGCGCATACGCGCGATCGGACACGGTGGGCGTTATTACGCGGCAGGCGCCTCGTCTGTGTCCAGATTTGTCCGACAAAATCGGCTTAGCGGGATCCCGGCGGCCGCCCATCCAGCGCCGCTTGCAGGACCCGACGAATCCATGCCGCCAGACTCACGCGGTCCGCGCGCGCCTGCGCATAGCCCGCGTCGTATTGTTTCGCGGTCAGCCGGAGATCGACCTTGGCGTCGAGGCGCGGGCGGTCTTTCCGTTCCTGCATCACAACCTCCTAGGGGGGCCCGCCAAAGACATACAGCTGATAGGACGGGGGCCGCGTCGAGCCGTGCCGGTCCATGGCCTCGACGGCCATGATCAACGCGACCACACCGTCGATCCGTTCCGTGGAGACCTGTTTGGACGGCTTGAGATTCCCCGCCGCATCGGTTTCGACAGCGACATTCCCGACATTCCAGCGCAAGACCGGATGCCCATCCTGGCGCAGCGTCTTGGCGAGAATCGCTTTCTCGAGGGATTTGGTCGGGGCCGAGAGGGCGGCAAAGCCCTGGCGCACCGCGACACACGTCAGCCCGTCCTGCTGCTCGAGGCGCCCGACCAGGTCCGTCGCATTCCACGGGTCATACGCGACGATGCGCACGTCATAGTCGGCGGCCCACGTCTGCAGCTCGCGCCGGACGGCGTCGTAGTCGACGACCGCGCCCGGCGTGGCGATGAGCCAGCCCTCCCGGGCCCACTGGTCATACGGCACCCGGTCGCGCGTCGCCCGCGCCTGGATACTCTCGGCCGGGACGAAAAACCGGGCGCGCACGTCGAAGCCGGTGTCATCCGGAAACACGCCGACCAGCGCCGTGAGATCCTTCGTCGAGCTGAGGTCGAGCCCGACGTAACACGGCCGGCCCCGGAGCGCGCGCGGGTCCTGCGCAACGGCGCACGCATCCCAGGCCGCGAGCGCGAGCCAGCGCGCGGCCTGTTCGGTCCATTGATTGAGATAGAGCCGGCGAAAGCTATTTTCCTGCGCGGGGATTTCCTGCGCGCGCGCCGCGGCGATCTGCATTTCCTCGAGACTGCGAAAATCGCCCAGCGCCGGATTGGCCTGCCGCCAGACGCGCTCGGCGGTCCAGTCCGCCTCGGGCGGCGCTTCATAGATCACGGGCAGAAAGGTCGGATCCAGGGTCGGCGTCTCGCGGACCTTCTTGGCGTGCGCGTACAGCTCCCAGAGGATCGAATGCCGGTCGTAGCCCGCCGTGGAAATCGCCATCATCAACGGTTGCCGGCGCGCGCCCTGGCTCGTCGCGAGCACGTCCCACAGTTCGCGATTCGGCGCCGCGTGGAGCTCGTCGTAGATCACGGCCGAGGCGTTGAAGCCGTGCTTGCTATACGCCTCCGCGGAAATCGCGCGGCAAAAGCTCCGGCTCGCGCGGTGCACGATCCGTTTGTGCGATTCGATGATGTCGCAGACGGCCTCGAGGTCGGGATCGTTCCGGATCATGCCGACCATGGCCCCAAACACCAGGCCCGCCTGGTCGCGATCCGCGGCCGCGAGATAGATCTCCCCGCCGATTTCCCCATCGAACAGCAGCATGTAGATCGCAATCGCCGCCGCCAGCTCCGTCTTGCCGTTCTTCCGCGGGAGCATCAGCAGACACGTCCGGATCTGGCGCAGGCCGTCGCGGCGCGTGTGAAACAGCGCCTGCAGGATCCGCTCTTGCCACGGCCGGAGCGTGAAGGGCGCGCCGGCCCAGGGCGTGCGCGTATGCGTCAGCTGATTGATGATCCGGACCGCGCGATCGCCGCCGGCGTTCATGGCAGGATCCCCGCCCACTTACTCGGCGGCGCTTCCGGGGCGGCCGGGAGCACGATGCGCGCGCGGCCGATGGGGTCGAGGCCGAACTTTTCGAAGTAGGGCCGGAGCGCTGAGGCCGTCTCGCGCTCGAGTTTCAAGGCGGCGTGAATCCGCCCGGTCTTGGAAATGGGCCGAAACCGCGCCAGGCCCTTCTGCGCGCAGGCCAGTTCCAGCGTCGCCTGCAGTTCGCAGAGGGCCGCGAAGGCGCCGAGGTCCGCGAGGGTGAGGGTCCCCATGGCCAGGCAGACGGGGGCCAGTCGCGCCCAGATCCCGCGGGCCTGGGGGGAGAGTGTCGCCGGCATCTCGACCGGGCCGGCGGGGGGTGTCGGTTCCCGCGGGTTGACCCGATCCTTCCGGGATCCCCGCAGCAGCTTCAGCGCCGTCGGCGCCGGGCGGGGCCCGGAATTGCGATTCCCCATAAAACGGCCTGTTTTGCGTCAAATCCTGCGCGACGGCCGGACGGGTTCCCGAGAGGGTTCGGCCTCAACATGCGGACACCCCCCACCCCACACTCCGCAGAATTGCTCAGTGTTTCTGCGCATGTCGCGCGGTTTTCACGTCCACGGATCACGGCCGGAGCCGCACGCCGCCGACGCCGAGCAGTCCGAGAAAC